CCAACTCCAGTATGACCACGAAGAGCGTTTGCTTGAGTTGGGCATTGAGAAGGCGCGTATTGAGCAAGAAGAGTTGACGGCGTTGCTCAAAGCGCAAGCGAACCAAGAAGACAACGTCAGCAAGCGTTGGCAGGCTGATATGTCCTCCGACTCGTGGTTGTCGAAGAATGTACGCCCCGGCACTCTTGTGTACCTTCTGACCGCCTATTTAATATTTGCCCTGCTTGACGGCTATGGATACAAGATAAGTGAGTCCTACGTCAACCTGCTAGGTCAGTGGGGTATGTTGGTTATGACCGCCTACTTTGGTGGTCGCACCGTTGAGAAGGTCATGGAGATGCGCAGAAAGGACAAAGAATGAGCCTCAGTCAAGAACAAGCCGCGTTCCTACTAGATGCCTGCGCACTCATTAAATACGCCACTGAGCAGGGTTTTATGGTTACTGGGGGCGAATTAGCCCGCACCCCTGAACAGCAGGCTCTGCACGTCAAGGCGGGGCGCTCTAAGACCATGAACTCAATTCACTTGAAGCGCTGTGCCATCGACTTGAATTTCTTCAAAGATGGACAGATAATATGGGACAAGGGCATCCTTGCGCCATTGGGTGCTTATTGGGAAACATTGAATCCCAAAAACCGCTGGGGTGGCAACTTTAAATCATTGGTGGACTGTCCACATTTTGAACGAAACGTGGGGTAAATATGGCAACCGCATCGGTAATGACTTACGACTCTTTGGTCGAAAACATTCAGTCTTACCTAGACCGTACTGATGCGGATACTCTTGCCAAGATTCCGCTGTTCATTATGTTGGCAGAGCAAATTATTGCCAGCCAAATCAAGTTCCTTGGTAACCTGACCGTCCAAACGTCAAACATGACGATAGGTCAGCCTATCATCGACAAGCCTGCCCGCTGGCACAAGACGGTGTCTTTTAACGTCACCGTGGCAGGCGTAAAGCAACCCGTGTTGCTTCGCAAGTACGAGTACCTGCGTGAGTACACCCCCAACGCCACAACGACTGGCGCACCTGTTTATTACGGTGACTACGACTACACCCATTGGCTTGTTTCTCCGTCACCTGCGGCGGCGTATGAGTTTGAGGTTTTGTATTACGAGCGGCTTCAGCCACTTGATTCCACCAACCAAAGCAATTGGTTTACCACCTACGCTCCGCAAGCGTTGCTGTATGGTTCTTTGTTGCAGGCTATGCCGTATGTCAAGAACGACGAGCGTATGCCTATGTGGCAACAGAACTATGACCTCATCATTCAGACTTTGAAGGCTGAGGATGTACAGCGCATCGGTGACCGCCAAGCAACTGTATTGGATACCTAATTATGAGTTTCAACAGCCCCTTCACAGGTAACGTCATCCAGCCAACGGATGTCTCGTACAGCCGCATCACGCTGACCACAGACCTGCAACTGACTTGGCCCATCAACGGCACAACTGCTGATGATGCCGCCGCTCGTATCATGGAGGTGTCGACCACCACTACTGCAAACGAGTTGTGGATGCCCCCAGCCAATCAAGGCTCTGTTGGTCAAGATGCTCTGATTCGCAACGTCGGCGCTGTTTCGGTAACCGTCAAAGACTACACAGGCGCAAACACCATTGTTACGGTTGCCGCAGGCGAAGCCCAATACATCTACATCACCACCAACGCTACAACAGCGGGAACATGGGGCATCATTGCCTACGGTATTGGTTCCTCTGGCGCTGACGCCGCTACCCTTGCTGGGTATGGATTGCTTGCAATTGGGCAGACGTTAAACCAAAGCCAGCCAGTCACAACTTTCTCTTCTAGCTACACCGCGCTGACGACAGACCGCTCAAGCACCTATGTGTGGACTGGTGGCGCGGGTACTTTGACCATGTCCGCCGCTTCTACGCTTGGCGACAACTGGTTCATGTTTGTGCGCAACAACGGAACTGGCGCTTTGACTGTTGCAGGCTCTGGCGGAGACACGATAAACGGCTCCGCCTCAATTGCTCTCCAGCCTCAAGACTCTTGCATCATTGTTTGCAGTGGGACAGCCTTTTTTACGGTGGGTTTAGGGCGAAATACTCAGTTTGCTTTTACTCAGTTGAGTAAAGCTGTGACTACTGGCTCATACACGTTGACAGCCTCTGAAGCGTCTAACGTGATTCAGAAATATACAGGAACGCTCACGGGCAACGTAACGATTGTTGTGCCTGCAACTGTGCAGGTTTACTACATTGTCAACGCCACTTCTGGTGCATTTACGGTAACCATCACAACAGGTTCTGGCGCAAGCGCAATCTTGACAGCAGGCTCTCAAGCCACACTGGTTTGCGACTCGGTCAACTTATTTAACGCCAACACAATTTTGGCAGGCTCATCTACGGTCAGTTTAAACAGCGGCTCTGTTGGAGCGCCTTCTTTAAACTTCTCAGCAGAAACCACAACAGGTATCTACCGAGCCGCTTCTGGTGAATTCAACACTACGATTCTGGGCGTGTTGCGCTCAACAGTTTCCGCCTCTGGACTTGCGATTGTTGGGACTGGAACCTTTTCTGGTGGAATTGCTGGCGGTACATACTGATGGTAAAAAAGGTTTTCACCATCGACACGTTGCCCGGTGTTCAGCGCGATGGCACTATCTTTGACATGAACTTTTACACGGACGCTCGTTGGGTTCGTTTTCAACGTGGTCGCCCAAGAAAAGTCGGTGGTTACCGCGCAATCGTCAGTAACGCAAATGGATACTCCCGTGGCATTTATGTCAACTCAGTAGATGGCGTCAATTCTGTTTTTAATGGATACAACAACGGTCTTGAGGTTGTCAACATCAACAACGACGGAATTGGCTCTGGCATTAACCAGTTTACTTTTACTGGTCTGATTCTGACTCTTAATACATTGGTTGGTGGAACTACATATACGAACGGTACATACACCAACGTGACTTTGACTGGAGGCTCTGGCTCTGGCGCAAAGGCAACAATTGTGGTGGCTGGCAATACCGTAACCACAGTGACTCTGACGACCGCTGGCAACGGGTATGTGGTTGGCAACACTTTAAGCGCAACTGCCGCAAGCATTGGTGGAACTGGCAGTGGGTTCTCAATCAATGTTGCAACCATAAACGATGGGTTTACGGAAAGCAATTTGAACCTGTGGCAGTTTGACTCCTCGTTTGATGCACAAGGCTCTGGAAATCAGTTGCTGTTGGCGCACCCCGGTCTCAACTTGGCGCAAATCGACCAAACCGTTAATACGCCAGTCTTGGCTGGAAACATCAATGGCACAGTTCTTTCGCCTCTTACGGACACCTCTGGTGCAACCCCAACAGGCGACATCATCGAGGTTGCTGGTGGCGTGTGCGTCCTGCACCCCTACGTCTTTGTGTATGGAGACAACGGCCTCATCAAGAACTGCGTTGCTGGAAATCCATTTGATTGGAACGGTGCTGACGCAAACGAGGTCAACGTAGCCTCCACAAAAATTGTTAAAGGTCTGCCAGTGCGAGGCGGTTCTAACGCGCCTTCTGGGCTGTTCTGGGCGCTTGATTCACTGATTCGCGTGTCCTACACCCCAACCACTGTAACGATTGCTGGAACCCCTCAAACCTTTTACTGGCGGTATGACATCATCTCCAGCCAGTCGTCCATTCTTTCTAGCCAGTGCGTCATTGAGTATGACGGCATCTATTACTGGATTGGCGTTGACCGCTTTTTGATGTACAACGGCGTGGTCAAGGAAATCAAAAACACATTCAATCAAAATTACTTTTTTGACAACTTGAACTACGCGCAACAGCAAAAAGTTTTTGTCAACAAGGTTCCTCGCTTTGGCGAAATTTGGTGGTTCTTCCCTTCTGGCAACTCAGAAGAGTGCAACGACTGCATCATCTACAACGTGCGGGAAGACTGCTGGTATGACGCAGGCGAGGCTTTAGGCGCTCGTCGCACCGCTGGGTACTTCTCCCAAGTGTTCCATTACCCCATCAATGCTGGCGCAACACTGAGTGAGCAAGAGGTAATTTTTACAGCATCAATCTCAACGACCAACGCAAGCGCTGTCATTACGATTGCTCCAAACAATTTGGTGGCAGTAGGTCAGCAAGTCGTGGCAACAAGTGTTCCATCTGGTGCGTTGGTCACTTTGATTACGCCTAATGCGGCATCACCTACAGCAACTGGCACTTCTGGCGCAAGCACTATTGTGGTCAGCAGTGCAACTGGCATCGTACTCAATCAAGCCGTGACTGGTACGGGCATTGGCACGGGCGCTGTGGTGACTGTTATTGCGGGTACGACTATTACGCTTTCTGTTGTCAACAGCGGCGCTGTGTCAGGA